AATATTTAACACCACATCAAACAATTCCGTTGGCAAGTAGATCATTATTCACTAGTGTTTTACATCATAAACTTTCAAACAATAGAAAAATAAGAGAATTGAATAGAGAAGAATCAATTAAAGGAATAGAGGGAAATCAATACATATGCGGAATAAACAGAAGATCGTCTGCCGGATATCCATTGAATGTGGAAACGAGGAAGCAAGGAAAACATGAATATTTGGGAGAAGATGATCAGTGGATTTTAGATCATCCACGTGTTGAAGAATTAATGAATGACATCAAGAAAAGTGTTGAACACAATGAGAGGCCAAATGTTTTCTTTGTGGCCACGATAAAAGATGAGCTGCTTAAAATTGCAAAAGTTGAAGCATTTAAGTCACGAGCCTTTGCAGCAGCTCCGTTACACTATACTATTCTTTTTAGGGAAAAATATCTAGACTACTTTGCTACAGTGATGGAAAACAAAATTTTTAATTTTTCACTCGTGGGAGTAAATATGTACAGCACAGATGTTAATTATATAGTTAACATGTTATTGGAAGTTGCTCCACGAATTCAAAACAATTTTTGGCAGGTGATTTCACCAATTTTGATGGAACTCTAAATTTGAATTTACTTTGGAAAATATATGAATTTATTGAATATCGTTATGGAAGGAAATCAAAATTGTGTGAGGCACTTTGGAATGAGCTTGTAGATTCTCAACAATTATTTGGAAACACAGTTATACACGTAGCAAGGGGCCAACCATCAGGCAACCCAGCAACGACATTAGTGAATACACTCTATAATATTGGTTTGTGTTTCATGGTGTTGTTTGAAGTAATGGAAGAAGTAAATACTGTAGAGTCATACGAAGTGCAAGAGAATTTGATTGATTATTATCGTGGAGTGTATTATGGAGATGATAACTTGCATGCTTTTCATAAGAGAATAGTGAAGATTATGGATCCAAATTTAATAACACATGTTATGTTTAAACATGGACACGTTTACACTACAGATGCCAAAGATACAACACATTTTGAATATAAATTTTTATCAGAAGTCACAATATTAAAGAGACATTTTGCTTATGATGCTAAAACTAACGAATGGATAGCACCTTTAGAATTAATTTCAATTTTTGAACCAATAAATTGGGATAGAGTTAAAGATGGACATTATGATCAAAAGGAATTACAAATGAAAGTGAACGTACGAACAGCAATTAGAGAATTGGCATTACACAATGAAGGAGTGTTCCAAGAGTACGTGCCACAGTTGTTATCTGCATGTAGAGACAATGGTCTCACTCTTGAACCGGAATGTTATTTTGATCAAGCAAGTCTACGTAAAATAATTAGAAATTCAGATAATCTTTTATTTTTTAGTACTAACAATGAAAATTTAGTTAAGATAGATATAATGAAAAGCAATGATATGTTTTTACAGATGGATGAAGTGTATGATATAGATGAAGATTTAGATTTAAGGAACACAAAGGGTATAGTTATTAGTAGAAATACACAGCTAGGTGAACGCCCTGGGAGCAGCCCTCTTGAAGATTCACAAAAACAAACATGTCACCAGTGTAATCCGGCGGTGAACATGCATAAATGGATTGCAAATACATACGAAGAAGCACAACAAAACATAAACAATAAGATGACACACGCAAACAATGGCAATTATAGTTATACAGGAT